CCTATTTTAAGTAAAACCGAACACATTTTTATTTTATCGGAAATATTAGATGAGTGGGGATTTGGTGAAATTAAAAATGAGCTGATAGAAAATTTAATTGAAGCTGAGAAAAAATACAAATCACCTGCACTTAATAAGGTAGTAAAATATACCGATAAAAATGGTAATGATAAAGAAGGTTTAGTAGGTTCACTATTGAGATTGGCAAAAGACCAACCGGGTAGAGAAGCAGCTGAAAAAGCACTACCACCAGAAGGTTCTCCAGAAAGAGATGCAATCAATAATGAATTGGGTGGTGAAGGACAACCTAATAGAGATATTGAACGAAATAATCAAGACAAAGCAGATGCTGAAGCTGGTGTTGATACACCAACTACTAATATATTTTCAAAAGATTCCGATTATAATGCACCTGATTTAGAAAAAAAGAAAACTAAATCCGATGATGTTGAATCCCCATCACCAAATGTAACTGATAAAGTATATGGTATTGCTGGTGAGGGTGATACTGATGTAAAAAACAATATGTTTAAATATGGATTCAAAGGGTATCAATCTGGAACCGGTAAAAAACCAGCACCTGGTTCAGCTGGTTCTGCATTTAATGAGATAGCTTCTGGTGAAGGTGTTCATATGATAGGTGAAAATCCAAATATAGGTGAAGAGGAATTAGCTCGTAAAATGTACCAACAATATAAAGATACTGTATTGGGTAAAGAACAAAGTGCATCATCTGGTGTTGGTAAGATTCCAACTGATATTGAAAATAAAAAATTATATTCAAAATGTGTAATTTCAGCACGTTCTGCTAGAACTAAGTTTAATACTACACAACAAAGAGTAAAATCTTTACAAAAAGATGGAAAATTTGGAAGTATTGATAAAGTGGATACCTACTATGGTGCAGCTGAATCAATTCAAGCTCAGTTATTAGCTATAAATGATGCTAGTAAAGTTTTATTACCAAATGGTACTGAGGTGAGTAAAGAAGATGCAGTTGAGTTTGTAAAAGCCGGTGGTGGTGGTATGAATCCATCCGATACTGCTACTTTTGCTAAAGATAAGAGTGGTAATCTTTTAATACAATTCCATTCTGATAAAACATCAACTTCCGATATTCAAGACAATTCTACTTTAGCTCAAGAAGGTGAAAACTACAAAACTGCTATTAATAATGTTGTTGGTTTATCTGATAATGATAAAAATCAAGCTAAATCAATAGTTGATGATTATTCTAATAAAATGTCAACAATTGAAGAAAACTATAATAATCAAGCAATTAAAATTGCTAGCAGATTAACTCAATTACCAATCGATACTCAATTAGATATTATTGAAAAGGATAAGGGTACTTTAGAAAAAAATATAGAAGTAGCTATTTTTGGTAAAGATGGTAAACCTAAAAAACAATTTAAAGAGTACCTTCCATTGGAATCAACTACTGATTCATTAACAATGAAACAAAAATATGATGCGATTCGTAAAATGGTAGTAGATGGTAATGGTAAAGTTAATGAAGTTAAGGTAATATCAAAAATAGGATTAATTTTACAATCAAAAGACCCATCAATAGAGGGAATTGATGTAAAAAAACTAATTTCAGAAGAAAGAGCTCAGGTAGTAAATTTACAAAGAGAGAGAGTTGAAGAACTTAATAAAAAATCAGTAGATATTGATGGTATTAGTGTTCCATTAGGTACTTTAATGGAAGCTGAAGAAACAATTAGAGGATTCCATTTATCGTTAATGGATTATCCACCAAAGACATATGAAAAAGGTAATCCATCATCCATGGTTGGTTCATCATTGGATGTTAATATGGGAGGTGCTAAAGTAAATGGTGAGGTACTTAGAGGATGTATTGGTGTAAATAGTACAACTGAATTTAAACAAAAATTTAGGTTGATAGAAGCTGAGGAATTGGTTACCGATGATGATGGTAATGTTACTGGAAAAACGGTATTTGTTTATGCGGTTGATACTAAGGGTAAGCAAATTGAAATTGGTAAAAAAAGTTATCGTTCAAAAGCAGGTGCAACTGGTAAGACTAATAACACCTTTATATACAGCTCAGAAATTCAAAAGTGCTTTAAGTCTAAATCTTAAATATTTAATCCTTTCAAAAATAAATTGATATTTATAAGGGATTAAAATACCTTAAAATAGGAAGGAAGATTATATGAAAACACAACTATTGTGTACATTTACTACAAAGGAAGGTTTACAAAAGACTTTGCAAGATATAAGAGAGACTTATGTTATAGTTTATAACTATATCTATATCCTCCAGAATAAAGCAAATTTGGATGAATTGTACATTACATACAACATCAATACAGAATTCAAACCATCGTATCCTTTGGAAGATACTATATTGATTCATCGTAAAAAAGAATCCAATACATTATACACTATCAATGCTTTAAACCAATTGGTGAAAGAAGAAAATGGTGGAGTTTTGGATAAAACTTTTGTTATCGATTGGAATAAATTTAAAAACTCAATCATACTAACAAATACTGAAGGTACAAAGAGAATTCAAACTCGTATCTTTGAGGTTATAGAATTCAATCAAAATTAAATAAATTATGCTATTAACAATTGGTTCAAGAGGTGAACTTGTAAAGGGTGTTCAAGAAATCGTTGGTGTTGGAGCCGATGGTATTTTTGGAAAAGGTACTGCTGAGGCAGTAAAAAAGTGGCAAGCTGCAAATGGCTTGGGTGCTGATGGTTTAGTTGGAAAAGGTACATTAGGTAAAATGGGATTGTTGGATACTGATGGAGCTACATCAGATGCAAAACCAGAAGATGCTAAAGGTACTTACACTAAGAAGAAATATACAACGGATAATGGACTTGAGATAGTTGAGTTTTTTATGCCGGAAGATGAATATAAAAAAGGACCTATTAAAGCTGAGTGGTTGTTCTTACACCACACCGCTGGATGGCATAATCCTTACAATTGTATCAAACAATGGGATGCTGATTCAAACGGACCAATCTCAACTGAGTTTGTAATGGGAGGACCTTCAGTAAAAGGAAATGAAGATACATTCGATGGTGAAATGGTTCAAGCTTTCCCTGCTGGAAACTGGGGTTACCACTTAGGTAAGAATGGTTCACAAACTATGCATGTTAACTCAATTGGTGTTGAAGTGTGTAACTTTGGGTATGTGGTTAATGGTAAAACATATGCTGGTACATCAGTTGACCCTTCTCAAATTGTAACTTTAGCAAAACCATTTAGAGGACACTCAACTTGGCACAAATATTCTGATAAACAAATCGAAAATCTAAAACTTTGGATGCAATTCATCGCTGAAAGAGATGGTATTGATATCAGAGCTGGGTTACCTACATTGATTAAAGAAAAAGGTGCTGATGCATTTGAATTTAATGAAGATGCATACTATGGTAAAGTAAAAGGTGTTTGGACTCACACAAACACTCGTAAAGATAAATTCGATATGTTCCCTCAGCAAGAGTTGTTGGATATGTTGGTATCTTTGTAAGATAAAATAAAACAAATTTAAAAAAGGAGGAAAGAAATTTCCTCCTTTCTTTGTTTATATCAATTTTATTTCGTATATTTGTGTAAATACAAAGATATGGAACAAAGACAACTATGTTTAGATTACGATGGAATGGGAAATTATGGAAGATTTCCAGCCACCGAAAATAAATTAAAAAAAGGTTTGGATATGTGGAATTTATTTCGTATATTTGTATCAACAAATGGAGAAAAACCATCCAAAAAGTAGGTTTTTTGATATTTATACATGGTGTAGGAAAGACACTAAAATAAAACCATTAAACAATTATAAACTTTTAAAAATTTAAAAATTATGGCTATTAACTTAGACGCAATCAGAGGTAGACTGAACAAACTACAAAACACTGGGAGTACAAAAGGAAATCTTTGGAAACCATCTCCAGGTAAAACGCAAGTTCGTATCGTACCTTACAAGTTCAACAAAGAAAACCCTTTCATCGAACTTTACTTCCACTACAACATTAACAACAAATCTTACCTTTCTCCGATGTCCTTTGGGCGTCCTGACCCTATTGTAGAGTTTGCTGACAAACTTAAAAGAATGGGTGATAAGGAAGATTGGAAAGCAGCCAAAAAAATGGAGCCAAAACTTCGTACATTTGTGCCTGTTATCGTAAGAGGTGAAGAAAATGAAGGAGTTAAATTTTGGGGATTCGGTAAGACCGTTTACCAAGAAATCTTAGGTTACATCGCTGATCCTGATTATGGAGATATTACTGACCCAACAAATGGTAGAGATATCACTATTGATTATGTATCAGCTGAAGATGCAGGAACTTCTTACCCTGTTACTTCAATCCGTATGAAACCAAATCAAACACCAATTTCAGAAGATGCAGCTGCAATGGCTAACTTTGTAGAAAATCAGACTAATATTACTGATATCTACCAAGAATTATCTTATGAAGAATTAAAAGGTGTATTAGAAGGTTGGTTAAACCCAACTGCAGAAGCTGGTGAAGAAAGTGTAACTGAACAAACTCTTTCAACTCCATCAGCTCCACAATCTCAACCAGCAGTTGCAGCAGCTCCTCAAGCAGCAGCACCAGCGGTAGAAGATAGAAAAAAGCTTGATGATGTGGCATCAGCATTCGATGATTTATTTAACGGATAATACCAAAACTTAATGGCAAAAAAGACAAAAGAAGATGATTTGGCAAGTTTACTTGCCGAATCTCTTAACAAACAAGCAAAAGACCAAAAGGTAGCATTCTTTTTGGACGGGGGAGATTCCCCTACCGATGTATCCGATTGGGTTTCAACTGGAGCATCAATGCTAGACGTTGCCATTTCGAATAGACCTTATGGTGGATTTCCTGTTGGTAGAATCGCCGAAATTACTGGATTGGAACAATCTGGAAAATCATTAGTATCAGCTCACCTCCTTGCGGAAACGCAGAAAAAGGGAGGTGTAGCTGTACTGATTGATACTGAGAACGCAGTAAGTAGAGAGTTCTTAGAAGTAATTGGAGTAGATGTATCTAAATTACTATATGTAGCAGCTGAGACAGTAGAACAATGTTTCGAATATACTGAAACCATTATTGAGAAAGTACGAATCGCATCGAAAGATAAACTCGTAACAATCGTAGTGGATTCAGTTGCAGCAGCATCAACTGAAAAGGAGATGGATGCAGATTATGGTAAAGATGGATACGCAACCGATAAGGCAATCATCATCTCAAAGGCAATGCGTAAAATCACTAACTTAATTGGTAGACAGAAAATCACATTGGTTTTCACAAATCAGTTAAGACAGAAGATGAACGCAATGCCATTCTCTGACCCTTGGACTACCTCTGGTGGTAAAGCAATCGCTTTCCACGCATCGGTTCGTTTGAGATTAAAGGGAATGGGAAGTATTAAGGCTAAGGTAAATGGTACCGATAGAATTGTTGGTATTAAGGTAAGAGCACAAGTTGTTAAAAACCGAATGGGCCCACCACTTAGACACGCTGATTTCGATATAATGTTCGATAGAGGTATTGATAATCACGGTGCTTGGTTGGCTATTATGAAAGAAAACAAAATTCTTTCGCAAGGTGGTGCATGGTACACTTACGTTGATACTGAAACTGGTGAAGAGCATAAATTCCAAGCTAAAGATTTCCCTGAATTGATGGAAACTAATAAAGATTTGGAAGAGCAGATTTATAAGAAAATTTGTGAAGCAACAATCAGAGAATACAAATCCGCAGCTGAAGATTTAGACAACTTAGTTGTTGATAATGAAGTAATCGGAGATTAAATTAAAAAAATAATAAGTTATGAGTAAATTAGCAAATATGCTACGAACATCAGCGGAAGCTGATAAAGCAAAGGCACTCCTTACATTGGAGTTGTTGGAAAATCATCCTGCTGGGATTGGTGACCATTCTACAAAAGATTTCTATGAAAACGCTGAAGAAGCACTTCAGATGTTAATAGATTCAGATGATAGATTGGCAGCAATTGAAAAGTATCTTTCTGGTAATACTACTGGATTGATTAATGGTAATGGTTATACAACAACAACAACGTAATGAAAAAACTCTACAAAGATATCCTCAACGAAGTGAGTGAGGAGCATAAAACAAATCATTTACGAGAGAGAAATAGTAGAGTTCTTATTATTGATGGACTAAACACCTTTATCCGTAGTTGGACAACCAACCCCACAATGAATGAGGATGGTGACCATACGGGTGGGGTGATTGGTTCACTCAAATCCATTGGATATCAAATCAGAGAATTTAACCCAACGAGAGTTGTGGTTACATTCGATGGTAAAGATGGTTCTAAATCAAGAAAACAAATTCACGAAGGATACAAAGCTGGAAGAGAGAAAAACCGATTCAGAGTCAATCGTACCTATGGTGAGATGATGAGTGAAGAAGATGAGAGATTATCAATGAGACAACAATTTGTTTGGTTGAATGATATCTTAGATTACTTACCAGTATCAACTATGGTTTATGATGGAATTGAGGCAGATGATACTATTGCATACTTAACCCAATATACTCAAAATGAGTTAGATGGTGAAGTGGTAATTGTTTCAACTGATAAAGATTTTCTACAATTAGTTTCAGATAAGGTATTGGTATTTTCACCTACTAAGAAGAAGTTATACAATAGACAGATGGTATTTGATGAATTTGGTATCTGGCCTCAAAACCTACTTTTGTATCGTACATTAGATGGTGATAAATCTGATAACATACCGGGTATTAGAGGATGTGGTATTAAAACTCTTTTAAAGAGGTTTCCTGAACTATCTGAGGATAGACTAATAACTCATGATGAGTTTTTTCAAATGTGTGAGGAGAAGAAGGGGAAGATTAAACTCTATAATGATATCTTAGAAGCAAAAGACCAACTTTTGATGAATAAGAGGTTAATGGAGTTAGATGAACCACATATTCCAACTAATAAGAAATTGAAAATATTGGACAGATTTGCTGAAGAAGATATTCAGTTCAATAAGTTAGATTTCCTTAAAGTTGGTAACAAATATAAGGTACTTCAGAATTGGCGGGATATCAATGATTGGTTACAATCAACATTCCACAACATTATTACAAAATAAATTAGGTTTTATCACAAATTTATTGTATATTTGTGAAATCAAATTAGGTTATATAAATGCAAAACGTAGACACTCTATCTAAATATGGACAATCATTTCAAACAAAGGTGTTATCATCTTTGATTGTAGATGTTCGTTTATTAGATACACTTAGAGAAATCATACATCCTAAATTCTTTGAATCTGAAGCAAACAAATGGATTGTTGAAGAAATAATGAGTTATTATGATGATTTTAAAAAGTCACCAACATTAGATGTATTTAAAGTTGAAATTTCGAAGATTGAAGAACCTTCGATGCAAAAAAGAATCATTGAGCAACTCAAATTAGTATTTACTCAATTGGGTGATACTGATTTGGATTATGTAAAGAAAGAGTTTTCAAACTTTTGTATTAACCAAAATCTTAAAGAAGCAATTGTACAATCAGTTGATTTACTAAAAGCTGGTTCTTATGATAGAATCAAAGATTTGGTAGATAAAGCTATGAAAGTTGGAGTTGATACTGATTTAGGTTTAGATTATGTTTTAGATTTTGAAGAACGTAATGAAGATTTGAATAGAAGTACTGTACCAACTGATTGGGATTGTATTAATGAACTTATGGATGGTGGTTTAGGTCCGGGTGAATTGGGAGTTGTAGTTGCACCATCTGGTGTTGGAAAGACTTGGGTTCTATGTGCATTAGGGGCAGCCGCTGTAAAAGCTGGACTTAATGTAGTACATTACTCATTAGAACTTTCTGAACATTATGTGGGGCAACGATATGATACCATATTTACACAAATCCCATCAGCTGACCTAAAAGATAGAAAAGATACAATATATTCTAAGATTAAGAATTTAAAAGGTAAGTTACTTATTAAATACTTTCCACCAAAGGGTATTTCCGCTAGAAACATTGAATCTCATATTGAGAAAATGACCGCAGCTGGTAATAAACCTGATTTGGTTCTTATTGATTATGCCGATTTACTACTTTCTACTACAAACAAATCCGATTCAACTTATGGTGAGCAAGGTGGAGTTTATATAGAATTAAGAGGAATGGGTGGTATATTGGGATTACCAATTTGGACAGCATCTCAAACCAATAGAAGTGGTATGGATTCAGAAGTTATTGAAGCTGATAAGATTGCAGATTCTTACGCTAAGGTAATGAACGCTGATTTTATTATGAGTGTAAGTAGAAAATCGAAAGATAAACTGAACAATACTGCTAGATTTCACGTAATGAAAAACCGATTTGGGCCAGATGGTTTAACATTTCCATCTAAGATGGATACTAATGTTGGACAAATTGAAGTTTATGATGCAACTTCATCGGATGGTATAATTGCATCGAAGGAAAGTAACGATGGGGAGCAAATGGAAAAGAAATTATTGCATAAAAAATATGTAGAAAATTTTGGATAAATTACCAATCCATCAAAATGTGGTAATTAAAATTATCAAATAAAAAAAATTAAAAATTTAACTTTGTAATGGATTTTTTTTCCAATATATACAATAGTTATAATCACCCAACTCACATAAGGGTTGGAAACTTTAACAATTAAAAATAATAAATTTTATGGCAAATTCGCAAGAAATTTTCGAACAAATCAAAGAGTTATATACTCAGTTTGAATTAGAACACAACGGAACAACCAAAGCAGCTAAATCAAGAGCTCGTAAGCATATTGGTGAAATCAAAAAATTGGTAACGGATTACAGAAAACTCTCAGTAGAAGAATCTAAATAAATCCAATTATGAGCAAATTATTCACAGAAAGAATTCCTTACAAACCATTCGAATTTCCAGTGTACTATGAAGAAGGTTGGTTGAAACAAGCACAAGCATTTTGGTTACATACTGAAATCTCAATGCAGGGTGATGTTAAAGATTGGAATGAAAATCTTACATCGGATGAAAAACATTTGGTTGGTAATATTCTATTAGGATTTGCTCAAACTGAATGTGCTGTATCTGATTATTGGACTACGATGGTAACCAAATGGTTTCCAAAGCATGAGATTAAGCAGATGGCTATGATGTTTGGTTCCCAAGAAACTATCCATGCAACGGCATATTCTTATTTAAATGAAACATTAGGGTTGGATGACTTTTCAGCATTTCTGCATGAACCTGCAGTTGCTGAAAAGTTTGAACTCTTAACTCAAACTTCAGCAGATTGGACACATGAAGATTTGGCAACAAATCCAAAAGCAAGACAAGAGGTAGCAAGAAGTTTGGCAATCTTCTCAGCATTCGCTGAAGGAGTATCTCTATATTCCTCTTTTGCTGTTCTCTACTCATTCCAAATGAGAAATCTATTGAAAGGTATCGGACAGCAGATGAAGTGGAGTGTAAGGGATGAATCACTACATTCTAAAATGGGTTGTCAATTATTCAGACATATGTGTGAAGAATTCCCTGAATTATTGGATGCTAGTAAAGAATCAATCGAACAAGCATCTAAACTAATTGTAGAATTAGAATCTCGTTTTATAGATAAGATGTTCGAAAAGGGTGATTTAGAAAATCTAAAATCATCAGATTTAAAAGAATTCATCAAAGCAAGAACTAACACTAAACTTAGAGAGTTAGGTTATGATGGTATTTTTGAATTCAACGCTAAAAAAGCAGATAACTTAGAATGGTTTTACCATTTGACGGGTGGAACTACTCATACTGATTTCTTCGCTATTAGACCTACTGATTACTCAAAGGCTAATGAAGGTGAAGATTGGGGAGATTTATTTTAATAAACCTTTGGTTTAACCAAATAAATTTCGTATATTTGTAGTATGAATGAATTCGATTATTTAAGAGATTGTATCAAAACTGATATAGGACCAAGTCCAATACATGGAATTGGTACATTTGCTCTTAGAGATATCAAAAAGGGAGAATCATTGTTTGAAAGATGGGAAGGTGATACAAGTACATATACACTAAGCCATTCTCAATTTGAACAACTTCCTGATTATGTGATGGGATTGATATTAAAATCGTATGAAAATTTAACTGGAAAATATCCATTCATATGGTTTAAATTATACAAAGATGGATACTTCAATTTATCCAATCCATTGGCATATACAAATACTTTAGGAATTGAAAATGCTAATTTCAGTTCTCACGAAAAAATAGCACTTAAAGATATTAAAGTAGGTGAAGAGTTAGTTGGAACCTACGATTTAAATAGTACAATATTATGACATTTGATGAATTAATTAAGAATGTAAATGGTTGGGCTGATAATAAGAATATTCTTAAATCAGAAAATGCACCTAAACAATTAATGAAAGTAATGGAAGAGTTGGGTGAAACCGCTGGAGCCATTGCAAAAAACAAAGCAACTGCTGAAATTATGGATGGAATTGGTGATACATTTGTAACATTGATTATCCTATCATATCAATTAGGATTAGAACCATCGGATTGTTTAGAAGCAGCTTGGAACGAAATTAAAGATAGAAAAGGAAATACCATAAATGGGGTATTTGTAAAAGAAGAGAAATAAAATGGCAGTTAAGAATTACGGAGAAGATTTAGGTTGGGAATTAGGAGTTGATTTCCCAGAGTGGGGTAATACTGAAATATATGTAAAAACAATATCTAAAGGATATTTGTTAGTTGGTGAAAAACCAAAAGATGCATATTGGAGAGTATCCACAAAAGTTGCACAACGATTAGGAAAACCACAGATGGCATCAAAATTCTTTGATTACATTTGGAAAGGTTGGTTAAACTTAGCAACACCAGTACTTTCAAATACAGGTACTGATAGAGGATTACCTATCTCTTGTTTCGGAATAGATGTAGCCGATTCCATCTTTGATATTGGAACTAAGAACTTAGAACTAATGTTATTGGCTAAACATGGTGGAGGAGTTGGTATAGGTATCAACCAAATCAGACCAGCAGGGGCTCCAATTACTGGTAATGGTACATCTGATGGTGTAATACCATTTGCTAAAATTTATGATTCTACAATACTTGCAACAAACCAAGGTTCAGTTCGTAGAGGAGCAGCATCAGTTAACTTAAACATTGACCATAAAGATTTTGAAGAGTGGTTAGAAATTAGAGAACCTAAAGGTGATGTAAATAGACAATCACTTAACCTACACCAATGTGCCGTAATTGGTGATAAGTTTATGCGAAAGTTGGAAAATGGTGATGAGGAGGCTCGTAGAAAGTGGGGTAAGTTACTTCAAAAACGTAAAGCCACTGGGGAACCTTATATTATGTACAAAGGGAATGTTAACAAACAAAACCCAGAGATGTACAAAGTTAATGGTTTAAAAGTACATATGACAAACATATGTTCTGAAATCACTTTACATACCGATGAATCCCATTCATTTGTTTGTTGTTTATCATCATTAAACTTAGCAAAATACGATGAGTGGAAAGATACTGATTTAGTTTATACTGCAACTTGGTTCTTAGATGGAGTTCTTTCAGAATTTATTCAAAAAGCAAAGAACTTAAAAGGATTCGAAAACTCAGTTCGTTCTGCTGAAAAGGGTAGAGCATTAGGATTGGGTGTATTAGGATGGCACACTTACTTACAACAAAATGGTATTCCATTTGAAGGAATGACTGCACAATTTGAAACTCGTAAGATTTTCTCTCAATTAAAGATTGAATCAGAAAGAGCTAGTAGAGATATGGCAGTTGAATTAGGTGAACCTCTATGGTGTAGAGATAGTGGAATGAGAAACACTCACCTACGTGCAATCGCACCAACGGTATCTAACTCTAAATTAAGTGGTGATGTATCCGCTGGTATCGAACCTTGGGCAGCTAACGTATTTACTGAACAAACTTCCAAAGGTACATTTATTCGTAAAAATAAAGAGTTAGAAAAAGTTCTAAGAAAAGTTGGAATCAACACCAAAGAAATTTGGGATAAGATTATGGCTGATGGCGGTTCAATTCAGGATATTAAAGAATTGGATGAGTTCAGATACTTAAATGGAAAATTGGTAAAGAAAGAAGATATATCTGAATTAGATTATCCAAAATCATTCAACATTAAAGATGTATTCAAAACGTTCAAAGAAATTAATCAATTGGATTTGGTAAAGCAAGCTGGTATTAGACAACAATACATTGACCAAGCAGTATCACTTAACTTGGCATTCCCATCTACGGCAACACCAAAGTGGATTAATACTGTAACGATGGAAGCTTGGAAACAAGGAATAAAAACGTTATATTACATGAGAACAGAATCAGTACTCAGAGGTGATATTGCTGATAGAGCAATGGATATTGATTGTTTGTCTTGTGATGGATAAATGTTATAATTAACAATTAAAAAAAATAAAATGTTAGAAGTAAAGAAATTCTATGGTACGTGGTGTGGACCCTGTAAAATGTTAACACCAACAATTGAAAAATTGAAAGTTGAACATACTGATGTTAAATTTACTGATTTAGATGTTGATGTAGATTTTGAAGAAGCATCTAAATATGGTGTTCGTAGTATTCCATTGGTTGTATTGGAACGAAATGGTAAGGAGATACAAAGATTTGCTGGATTACAATCTGAAATGGCATATAACAACGCAATAAATGAATTGAAAAAAGCAGTTTAAATGCCAATACTAAGAGGTCAGTCTCATCCATCTTCTAAATTGACAGATGAGCAGGTTATACAAATAAGAAAGTTATGGAAAATGGGACATCGAAATGTTAGAGTAATGGCTCGTAACAATCGATGTTCTTCAGCCAATATTCTAAGAATAGTAAGAAACGAAACGTGGACACATTTGAATGAATTTTGGTCTGGTAGTTTATGAAAGAAAACAAAACATATTGTGATACTTCAAAACTATCCGTTAGATTAATAACTAAATCGGTAGCGAAGGATATTATTGTAAACAACCATTATAGTGGATTGTGGACAAAAGTATCCTACGCTATTGGTTTATTTACTTCAGAGGTAGAAGAACACCCATTTTTTAGTAACGTAGAAGATAAATTAATTGGAGTTGCTTGTTATGGTGACCCAATAGGTAGAAGTGCTGGACAATCAATCACTCCTTTATTAGAAAGAGATGAAGTATTGGAACTTACTAGATTATTTGTATTTGATAACTATGGTTCAAATATAGAGAGTTGGTTTCTATCTCAAACATTTGATTGGTTGAGAGAAAATGTACCACATATTAAAGCACTAATTTCATATTCAGACCCCAAAGAGGGACATTGTGGTACGATTTACCAAGCAACCAATTGGTTGTATCAGGGTAACAAACTAAGATTTAATGATAGTTGGGATTTCCGATGGGAAGAAGATGGTGAATGGCACCACCAACGAACATCTTATGTTAAATTTGGAACAAATAATCCAAAAGAAATTCAAAAGATGAGCTCATCTACATTTTGGATACGAAAGAATCCCAGAAAACATAGATATGTGTATATTTTGGCAAAGGGTGGTATAAGAAGAAAGTTGTTAAAAACTATAAAACATCCATTATTTCCATATCCAAAGGAAAATGAAGAATTTGTAGAAGAAATCATAAAAATGGAACCAATAAATTTGGTAGAATCAAATTAATTTAGTATATTTGTTTATTAAAATAACTTAACTATGACAGAATCAGAAGAAATAGAAGAAATCCTATACGAAGCTCATGCACATGGTATGAGGGGTGAAGTAATGGATTGGGCAAAAAAGGAGTTAAAAGAAAACCCAAAATTAAGAAAAGTGGATGCATATCAGATAGCATTTAGCGAATGGTGTAAATAAGATAAATGAAAGAAGAAGGAAAACATTATGTAGATGCTAATAGAGTAAGTGTAGCTCCTATTGCTAAATCTATCGCTAAAGATATAATTATCAAAAAACACTATACTCATGCATGGACAGCATGTAGATACGCTTTGGGTATCTATCATCAAATGGATGAGAAAGATATCTTTGGTAATGATAAACAATTAGTTGGTGTAGCAGTATATGGATTCCCAGTAGGTGCTAAAGCATCCACTTCAGTTTGTGAGGGATTAACCAAAGATAATATCTTAGAACTTACTCGTTTATATGTAGATGATGGGTTTGGTTCAAATATAGAAAGTTGTGCATTAGGTAAAACTTTCCAATGGTTAAAGGATAACGATACCAACATCAAAGTTTTACTTTCATACGCTAACAATGGACAAGGACATGTTGGCGGAATCTATAAGGCTACCAATTGGATTTACCAAGGTTTGAACACGGATATCGCTTTGATGCCAAATTGGGGTATATCCCTATCTAATGACCCATACGATTGGATTCATAGTAGGACAGTTTATAATAATTGGGGAAGTGGGAATTTAGAACATCTTCGTAGAGAAATTGGAAAGCAGGGTTATACTGAATTTTGGAGAAGAGAGGAACCACCAAAACATAGGTACATTCAGATACTTGCTACTAACAAAAAAGAGAAAAAGGATTTGATGAGTAGATTAAAGCACGAAATCAGACCTTATCCAAAAGATTTGAATGATTATAATACTGAAATTGTTCATCACACAACATACGCACCAGAAGAATCAAACGAAATAAATTTTTGGTAAAATAATTGAGAAAAGACTTGCATGATTCAAAATCTTTTCTTATATTAGTAGGGTAATTGAGTGCGGAGAGATACTCTCAAAAATTTAAACCCTTAAAATAAATAAAACTATGTTAAACATTTCAAACACACCACAATCAATCAAAGAAGTACAACTTGGAGAAGTACCTACAATTTATGAAGGATATCTTTATCGTTACACTAATTTAGACAACAACAAAGTTTATGTTGGTGTTCATAAAGGATATGTAGGTGATGGATATTGGCACTCATCTACCAATAATGAATTTGGTAACGAATTTCAAAATTCAGATGCAAACTTTAAATTTGAAATTTTGGAGTATGGTAGTTACGCTGAAATGACGGTATCGGAACGAAAAATTCTAAAAGATAATAACGCTAAATCAAATCCAATGTTTTACAATAAATCAAATGGTGCAGCTAAATTCTCTCAACCTGATGTTGAGATGATGAAAGAGTTAGCTGATAAGATTGTGGAAGGTGGGTTTCGAATAACATATGAATCGGTAGATGATATCTATGAACTACCCAGATTGCAAGTTCGTGCAGAGGAGAGTAAAGAACTTAGACAAGAAATTAAAGAACGAATTGATGATGCTGGTGGAAATACGGATAATTGTAATCCTATCGTAATTTACGAAGGTAGACAATCTGGTAATGATATTATAGGTGATGGTAATCACACA